TCCAGAAATTGGAGGTCATCGACAGCGAAAAACTCGCCCGTACCGGCATGCTGATCAAGGCGCCGAACACCGGCGTGCCGATGCAGTCCCCGTACCTGGCCATCGTCAACCGCCAAGCGCAGATCATGCTCAAGGCCGCCGCCGAAATGGGTTTCACCCCCGCCTCGCGCTCGCGTGTGGTGGTCAAACGCGATGCGAGCGCCGCCGATGATCCCTGGGGCGCGATTGCAGGAGGTGGATGATGGCGACGCGCAGTTACACCGCCGTGGCCCAGCGCTACGCCCAGGCTGTCGTCGCGGGTGACATTCCCGCATGTCAGTGGGTGCGGCGCGCCTGCCAGCGGCAGTTGGATGATCTGGCGCGCTTCAAGGGCCGCTCCTCACCTTACCGATTCAATCCACTGCTCACGGATGCGATGGGCCGCAAGTACCGGCCAGCCGACAACCTGTGCGCCTTCGTCGAGCTCTTGCCGCACATCAAGGGGCCGCTGGCGGGGACGCCGATCACGCTGGAGCCCTGGCAGGTGTTCATCCTCACCACCATCTTCGGCTGGGTCAAACGCGATGGCAGGCGGCGCTTTCGGCGTGCCTACATCGAGGTGCCGCGTGGCAACGCCAAATCCACACTGTCGTCCGCCGTGGGCCTGTACATGCTCACCGCCGATGGCGAGGGCGGCGCCGAGTGCTACTCGTTGGCCACCACGCGCGATCAGGCCCGCATTGTGTTCGGCGACGCGCAGCAGATGGCACGCAAGTCGCCGGGGTTCAGAACCCGCTATGGCGTGACCGTGGGTGCGCACAACATCCATGTGTTGAACGCAGCCGCCAAATTCGAAGCCCTGTCCGCCGAAGGTTCAACCCTCGACGGCCTGAACATCCACTTCGGCTGCATCGATGAACTACACGCGCACAAGACGCGCACCGTCTACGACGTGGTCGAAACCGGCACCGGCAAGCGCGACAACTCGCTGCTGTGGGTGATCACCACGGCCGGGTCGGACCGGGCGGGCATCTGCTACGAGGCGCGCACCTTTGTGACGCGCGTGCTGGGCGGTCAGATCGAGGATGACAGTCAGTTCGGCATTGTCTACGGCCTAGACGACGGCGACGATTGGGGCACGGAAGACGCGCTGGTAAAAGCCAACCCCAACTGGGGCATTTCGGTACGCCCGGAGGTCATCCTTCCGCTGCAGGCCAAGGCGCTGCAATTGCCCTCGGCCACCAACAACTTCCGCACCAAGCACTGTAACGACTGGGTGAGCGTGGACACGGCCTGGATGGACATCCGGGCCTGGGAGCGCTGTGCTGACAGCCATCTGAATTCGGAGGACTTCGAGGGTCAGCCCTGCTGGATCGGTATCGATCTGGCCAGCAAGGTGGACATCGCCTCAATGGCGCTGCTCTTTAAGCGCGAGGGCAGGGTGATGGCATTCGTGCGTCACTACCTGCCCGAGGACACAGTGTTCGCCGCCGCCAACAGTCAGTACCAGGGCTGGATGCACGCGGGCCGTCTGCTGGCCACGCCGGGCAACGTCACTGACTTCGGATTGATCGAAGCGGAGCTGCTGGATGCCGCCTCCCGCTTCGAGGTCAAGGCCGTGGCGTTCGATCCCTTTCAGGCGACGCAGTTCTCGACCCGGATGCTCGCCGAAGGCCTGCCCATGATCGAGGTGCGGCCCACGGTGCTGAACTTCTCCGAGCCGATGAAGCAGCTCGAGGCCCTCGTCTTGCAGGGCAAGTGGGCGTTTGACGGGGACCCGGTACTCACCTGGATGGTCAGCAACGTGGTCTGCCACCGCGACGCCAAGGACAACATCTACCCGCGCAAGGAACGTCCGGAAAACAAGATCGACGGCGTGATCGCGGTGTTGATGGCGCTCAACCGGCTGCTGCTGGACAACGGCGACACCGGCTTCATCGAACAAGGATTTGTAGCGCTATGAGTCTTCGCAGCATCTGGAAACGCTGGCGTGGCCAGCAGGATCAGCGAAATGCGGTGCCCTCCGTACGCAATTCGCTGGGCTTGGGCAGCGCCGAACTGTACGAACTGCTCGCAGGCAGCCCAGCCGCCTCGGGCGTGGCGGTCAACGAATCCTCGGCCATGCGCGTCACGGCGGTCTATGCCTGCGTGCGCCTGATCGCCGGGGCCATCGCCAGTCTGCCGTTGGCGGTGTACCGCCGCACCGAGGACAGTCGCGAGCGGGTGCGCAATGATCTGTGGTGGCTGCTGAACGAACAGCCGTGCTCCACGGTGTCGGCGGCAGTGTTCTGGGAGTACCTGGTGGCACAGATGCTGCTCTCGGGAGACGCCCTGGCCGAAATCGAACGGGGCCGGGGTGGTGCCATCCGTGGATTGCGCCCCCTGGACAGCCGCGCTGTGGGCATACGCCAGATTGACGGACGCCTGCGCTACGAGTTTTGCCGCTATGGCGAGTGGCTCGGGCGCGACCAGGACGACATCCTGCACATCCCGGGCTTTGGCTTTGACGGCACACGGGGCATGAGCGTGATCCGCCATGCGGCGCGGGAGGCGATTGGCCTGGCCTTGGCGGCCGAAGCCTTCAGTTCCCGCTTCTTCGCCAGCGGCGCGCATCCGGACGTGGCACTCAAAGTGCCCGGCAAGATGACCCAGGAGCAGATCGACAACCTGCGCCGCATCTGGGCCAGCAAGTACGGCGGCGCGCACAACGCGAGTCTCCCCATCGTGCTGACCGAGGGCACGGACTTGAAGGAGGTCACGCTCTCAGCGCAGGACTCGCAGCTGATCGAGGCGCGGCGCTTTCAGGTTGCCGACATCGCTCGCGCCTTCGGCGTGCCACCGCACATGGTGGGTGAGACGGACAAATCCACCTCCTGGGGTTCGGGCATCGAGCAGCAAGGCATCGGCTTCGTGCAGTACACGCTGGCGCCGCACCTCAACCGCATCGAGCAGGAGATCAACCGCAAGTGTTTCCGCACCGAGCGGCTGTTCGTCGAGTTCAACGTCGAGGGCCTGCTGCGCGGGGACTCCAAGGCCCGCGCCGAGTACTACACCCGGGCGCTGGGCGGCACGCAAAACCCCGCCTGGATGACCCCCAACGAAATCCGCCAGCTGGAAAACCTCCCGCCGCTGGCCGGTGGTGACCACCTGGCCCAACCCAAGGACTTCCATGATGCCCCACCCACGACGCAAACCGATGAACCGACTACAGCAACTGCTGCGTGACAACGCCCACACGCCCCGGCGCTACGCCTGTCAGGCCAACGAGAAAGAGGGCGATGCCACCCTTTGGCTGTACGACGTGATCGGTGCCGACGCCTGGGGCGGGGTCGATGCGGCGCGCTTCGCCCAGGATGTGGCAGCAATTGAAGCGCCGGTGATCCATCTGCGCGTCAACTCTCCGGGAGGCGACGTGTTCGACGCCCGCGCGATGGCCACCGCTTTGCGCGCGCACCCGGCGCGCATCGTCGCCCACATCGATGGTCTGGCCGCCTCGGCCGCGTCCTACGTGGCGCTGGCCGCCGACGAGGTCGAGATCAGCGATGGGGCCTTCCTGATGATCCACAACGCCTGGGGCGTGGTGCTGGGCAACCGCCACGATCTGCTGGAGATGGCCCTCACGCTGGAGAAGATCGACGCCAGCATCGCCGCCGATTACCAGCGCAAGAGCGGCCAAGACCCCGCCACCGTCCAGCGCTGGATGGATGCGGAGACCTGGTTCACCGCGCAGGAAGCGCTGGCGGTGGGCCTGGTGGATCGCGTGGCCGAACCCGGCACTGCGAGTACCGAGGCCGCAGCGCAGCAGCGCTGGAATCTCTCGGCCTACGCGGACGCGCCGCTCCTGCAGCCGCGTGCTTCCCCTGCGGGTGACGCGCGTGAGCGATGGCGGCGCCTGGCCGTGATCGAGCGCTGCGCTTGAGCCAGCGACCTGTACCTACCGATTTCCCGTCCTGTTCCTTCCCGCCGCCCGAGATCTCTCCGGCGGCTTTTTTACGTCTGCATCTCCGGAGAAAAACCATGAGCATCCAATCCCTGCGCGAAGAGCGCGCCCACCATGCCAAGACCCTGCGCAACCTCGTCGACCAGCACCCTGGCGATCAGTGGCAGGACGTCCAGCAACAACAGTACGACCGCCTGGTCGCCGACATCGACCGGCTCGATGCCCAGATTGCGCGCCAACAAAAGGCCTATGACCTGGACGCACAAAACCATGCCGCCACCGAACGCCGCAGCGACGAGCGCGGGGTGTCGACCGACGAAGCCGCCCACCAGCTGCAGCAGGAGAAGGCCATCTTTGTGGCCTGGCTGCGCGGCGGCATCAACGCCTTGAGCTACGAGCAGCAGCAAGCGGTGGCCCGCAAGGCGGCCAGCATCCAGGCGAGCATGGGTACCACGGTGCCCGCCGAGGGTGGCTATCTGGTGCCCACGGATGTGGCGCGGCAGCTGATC